ATGCGATTGATGGAAGTACAGCAGCTACTACCAATACACTACCATTAAAGATTATCGACTTTGTTGATGGTCCAGATAGTGCTATTGATGATAGCTTCACTGACGTTTTGGTGATGTTCAACGTAGGACATCAGTTACTTAATACAACAGGCATAGGCTAGGAGTAAATTATGGCAGCTATTTCAAGAGCTAATGAGCTTAAACAACTCCTTCCAGGACTTAACGCACTGTTTGGAGATGAGTACAACAACTACGAGAATGAGCATGAGCAAATTTATACAACTGAGAACTCTGAAAGAAGTTTTGAAGAGGAACTCAAGTTGTCAGGTTTTGCTGCTGCTCCAGTGAAAGATGAAGGTGCTTCTATATCATTTGATACAGCACAAGAGTCTTTTGTTGCTCGTTATACCCACGAAACTATTGCTTTAGGTTTCTCAGTTACTGAGGAAGCAATGGAAGATAATCTTTATGTAAGTTTATCAGCCAGATATACTAAAGCATTAGCAAGAGCTATGGCTTACACTAAGCAAGTCAAAGCAGCAGCACCATTGAATAATGGGTTTACAAACAGTTTCCAATCTGGAGACGGAGTAAACTTATTTACAGCCGATGGTGATGGAGTTACAGGCGGTGATGGTCACCCTCTAGTATCTGGCGGTAAGAACTCTAACAGACCATCCACAGGTGCAGACTTGAATGAAACATCTTTAGAAGATGCAGTTATTCAAATCAGCAAGTGGACTGATGAAAGAGGTCTTAAAATCGCAGCTAGACCTAGAAAGTTGATCGTACCTACTGATCTTCAGTTCGTGGCTACTCGTCTTCTAGAAAGTGAGTACAGAGTTGGAACTGCTGACAATGATATTAATGCAGTCAGAAGCAATGGTGTGATTCCAGAAGGCTACGCAGTTAATCATTATTTAACTGATACTAATGCTTTCTTTATCACAACTGATGTGCCTGATGGCATGAAGCATTTTGTCAGAAGTCCAATGACTACAAGCATGGATGGAGACTTTGATACTGGTAACGTAAGATATAAAGCAAGAGAAAGATACTCATTTGGTGTATCTGATCCGCTTGGAATCTTTGGGTCACCAGGCTCAAGCTAAAACTTTTAGGGGAGCTTATGCTCCCCTTTTTTTCGTTCTAGGGAATTTTTTTTGTTTATCGACTGCCCTAGCAGACTTGCCGAGACGATAGACTTTTTTCTTTTAGGAGAAGATTATGGCGAATACAACATTTAATGGACCAGTAAGGTCTGAAAATGGCTTTACAGTCATTTCAAAAAATTCAACAACAGGTGCTATTACCACTGAATTTACTTTAGATGGTGATGGTATGAAGGTCACACCTGTAGCTTTAACTGATGCAGATACATCACTTACAGCAACAGCAAATGGTGGTCGTACTAACGTAGTTCCAGCTATTACAGCAAATAGAACTCTTACATTACCAAGTCCTGCTGCTGGCGTTTACTTTAAACTTATTTATGGTGGTGCAGCAGAAGAAACAGAAAACCTTATCATTGATACAGGTTCAGATACTAATTTCTTCATTGGTGGAATCATTCACTTAGATTCTAATGCAGATAATGTCTCTGTTTATGCTGATGGTAACTCAAACTCTGTTCTTACTTTAACTGACTTTGGTTTATTTGAAATCAACATTTTAGGTAAAGATTCAACTAACTGGTACATCTGGGGTAACCAAGAAGGTGCAGATGCTCCAGCATTTACTGACCAACCTTAATAGGAGTAAATCATGGCTGATGCAGTAACAACACAAACCATCATTGATGGTGAAAGAAATTGTGTTATGAAGTTTACCAATGTCAGCGATGGTACTGGCGAATCCGCAGTAGCCAAAGTAGATGTATCTGCTTTGGCTTCTAATGCAGCAGGTGTAGCCTGTTCAGAAGTTAGAGTTATGCGTATTAGTCATGCTATCGTAGGTATGTCTGTGCAATTATTTTTTGATGCTTCAAGCAATGTTTTACTTGCAGAGTTAGCTGAAAGTAGTAATGGTCACATGGAATTTGAAGACTTTGGTGGTATTCCTAATAACGCAGGTTCAGGCAAAACAGGAGATATTCTCTTTACAACAAAGGGTCATTCTTCAGGAGATACCTATTCTATTGTTTTAGAAATGGTTAAAGTTTACGGAGACTAATATGTCAAATTATATAATTTCAGAAAATGGTGATTTCCCACCTCAATACAATGTATTGGCTAAAGGTGAAGATGGAATTTACAGAGTTGTTTTTGGACCCGATCCAGATTTAGTGGATGCTGAAAGAAAGCATAAAGAACTTTCAGGCACCCCTAAAAAGGTTGAGAAGAAAGCACCTGTAAAGAAAGCACCAGCTAAGAAAAAAACTGTAACCAAAAAGAAAACAGTTAAGAAAAAATAGTGTTAGATAAGACTCTGTTGATGAAAGAACTTCGTCAATGGAGTCACACTGTTTTAGAACAACCTCAAGGTAAGTTTAATGACTTACCTGCTTGTCCTTTTGCTAAAAAGACTTGGAACAATAACAAAGTAAATGTTGTTGTGAGTCAATGTAGTGATTGGTCAGACCTCATGGATAGTATTATAAGTTTCGATGATACTTATGATGTTATTATTTATTGTGGTGATGATTATCAAAATATGACCGCAGATGAGTTACATGAAAGAATTGACTTATTAAATGGACAAGCTAACCCTTTAAATTTATATTTAATGGGATCACATCCTGATAGCGAAATATCTTTTGCTTCAGATGAAGAGTTTAACGGATTATTTGATGATGATTATTATGTGGTCTTCTTACAAAGATTAGATACTTTAATTCAAGCATCTGATAATATTTTTAAAAAAGGTTATTATAAGAATTACGATAATAACGAATTTCAATCTCAAATATTAAATAGGAGAAAACTATGGCAGGTATGAAAAAAACTGGTATGAATAAAATGCGTGGCATGAAAGGTGGTCAAGGCACTAAAGCTAAAACAAAACCTAATAAAAAGGTTATGAAGAAGCGTATGGGTCAAGAAACCATGAAAAAAGGTCGTGGTAAAAAAACTGAAATGGAAATTCATAACTTTAAAGACATGATGTTTAAGAAGTTTGGTGGCGGTAAAACATAAACCAGTAAACTTTTTTTAGTTATTTAAATATTTTCTAATGCCAATAAGAAAGAAGGCTAAGATGCCTCCTCGCAATAAAAAAAACTTTAGACCTACTAAGTCTGGTGCTGGTATGACTGAAGCTGGTGTAAAAGCCTATAGGAGGATGAATCCTGGTTCTAAATTAAAAACAGCAGTTACTGGTAAAGTTAAAAAAGGTAGCAAGGCTGCAAAACGTAGAAAGTCTTTTTGTGCAAGATCAGCAGGGCAGATGAAAAAATTTCCTAAAGCAGCAAAGAATCCTAATTCTAGATTGCGACAAGCTCGCAGAAGGTGGAAGTGCTAGATGGTTATGTCTAGAGCTAGCTTTGGTGTATTGACAAGGAAAGCACCAGCATCTAAAAAGAAATATGCCAATAAGAAGAAAAAAAGACCCCAAGGTCGGAACGGGAAAAAAACCTAAAGGCTCAGGCAGAAGGTTATATACTGATGAAAATCCTAAAGATACTGTCAGTATTAAGTATGCGACACCCTCTGACGCTAGAGCTACTGTGGCTAAGGTCAAAAGAATTAATAAACCTTTTGCTAGAAAGATACAGATTCTTACTGTTATGGAACAGAGAGCAAAAGTAGCAGGCAAAAAACAACAAGCTAAAATAGCAAAAGCAGGTAAAGAAGCTATCAGGAGAAAGCATGGCAACTAGCGGAAGAACTACATTTAATTTAGATTTATCAGATATCATGGAAGAAGCCTATGAACTCTGTGGTCTTGTCATGCGTTCTGGTTATGATTACAGAACTGCTAAACGTGCTTTAAATTTAATCTTTTTAGAGTGGCAAAATAAAGGTCTAAATCTATGGAAGATAGAACAAGCTACACAAACTTTAACAGCAGGCACCTCAAGTTATGCTGCGGAAACCAGTGCATTAGAAATAGTCGATGCATTTATTCGTACTGACTCTGCTGACACCACCAAACAGTTTGATCAAACTTTAAATAGAATATCTAGAACACAATACAATCATCAAGCAAAAAAGCTAACTCAAGCAAAGCCTACACAGTTTTATGTAGATAAAGGCACTTCAGGAATTAATATAGTTTTATGGGCAACACCTGATAGTGCTCAAACTTATACGTTAGTTTATGACTATATAAAAAGAATTGAAGATGCAGGAGAGCCTGCTACAAATAATGCAGATGTACCTGCTAGATATCTTCCATGTTTAACTTATGCACTCGCATATAATATTGCATGTAAATCTATAGAGGCACAACCAAGAATACCTATGATTAAAATGCGATATGATGAACTTTGGAATGAGGTTAGTGATGCTGATAGAGAAAGAGCATCAGTAAAGTTTGTGCCAGATAGTAGCGTTTATAGCAGTTACTGATGTACGCAAAAGGTAAAAAAGCATTAGGTATATGTGACAGATGTGGTTTTACATATAAACTTGCTGAACTTAAATATGAAGTAGAAGATAAAGTAAGAAATGGTTTAAGGGTATGTAGTAGCTGTTTTGACCCTGACCATCCACAATTAAGAGTAGGTGAATTACAAACCAGTGACCCTCAATCTTTATTTAATGCTAGGACTGATTCAGGTGAGGTAGATTCAACGACCTATTATGGATTTAATCCAGTATCAAGCACAGGAATGGTAATAAGAGCAAGTTTAGGAGAGATTACATTGTCTGGAGTTGTTGCGGCATCTCCAACACCTTCTCCTTCTCCTTCTCCAACTCCATCTCCTACACCTGCACCAACACCTGCACCGACACCTGCACCTACACCAGCACCAACGCCTGCACCTACACCTTCTCCATCTTATACGACCTATACAGTGACAGTAGGAAGTTATTATGGTGCAAATTATTTTTATATAGATGGTGTTAGAGCAGCTACACTTAATTTAACAGAGGGACAGACTTATAGATTTAGTCAGTCTGATAGTAGTAATAGTGGACATCCACTAAGATTTTCTACCACATCTAATGGAACTCATGGTGGCGGTTCAGAATATACGACTGGCGTAACAACTAATGGCACACCAGGCTCATCAGGAGCATACACACAAATAGAGGTAGCATCTGGTGCCCCAACATTATATTATTATTGTACGAACCACTCAGGTATGGGAGGTCAAATTAACACATGACATATTCAGAATTAAAAAGTTTAGTACAGAATTATTTGCAAAATACAGAAACTACTTTTGTTTCTGATTTACCTAATTTAATAAAACAAGCAGAAGAAAGAATTTTGAAGACTGTTAATTTACCAGTATTTAGAAAAAATGTAAGTGGTACATTAACATCAGGAAATCAGTATCTTGCAACACCTTCTGACTTTTTAGATAATTTTTCTTTAACTT